GAACTACTGAAGGGGTTTGCACTCCCTCTGGGGTTTCTGCCTGAAATCGGTGAAGTAGTGAATATTCTCGAACCATTCAAAAGACTGACTATTTTTGAGCCGGTCGAAAAAGACGGAGAGACAACCGAAAAGAAAGTCACTGTAGGTATCATATACCGCTCCGATGGCTTATATGCTTGGGATAACAGCAGAGCTATACCCAACGAGTATGACGAGGCTATCAAATGGAGTCCAGCCAGCCAGCTCCCGGAATATGCCATTCGGCGTAAGGCTATTGTCACCAAGTTCGAGTACAAGCCGCTTCGTTCCTTTACCGCTGATGATATCAAACTTCTTCGGTTGGACTATGCTTCACAAGATGATCCCCAGCTTCTTATGGAGGAATATCTGCCCATCAAGAACTTTGAGTTGTTGTATGGCTGGTGGAAGCAGCACTATAAAGCGGCCCTGAAAGACTGCGACAATCCACAGGCCATTATCCTCCATCTTGCTTCAACAGACTGACAACAAACTTCATTAGCAACAAAGAAAATCACGGCTTCCCTCTTGACAAATTGGGAGGCCGTGATTATACTATTTATATAGCAACAAAGTAAATTATTCTATCATTATAGGAGGACTGCCAAATGAAAGTAGCTATGGTAAAGCATAAGCCCTATGGCAAGGTGTTCTGGTTCGCGATCCCTGAGCACCTTGTAGGCAAACTTCAGCCCGGATGTCACGTGGCCTGTAATACAGCACGTGGTCGGCGGTATGGCACCGTAGTGGCTGCGGATCTTGACGAGCAGGATGTGAAAGAGGTTATGTTGGCCTCCGGCGCTACCTTCCCGCTCTCCACAATCGAAGCCACCACCCAGGAGGTACTGATGAGCGCCATCAAGATTCCGGGATATATGGCCCGCACAAAGCCCAGCGATGAGAAGATCGCAAAGCGTTTTCTGGAGTTCTATCATACCGGCCAGTTCAATACCAATGTTGCCCTGGACGATAACGCCGTCTTGATTGACGGCTATTCCGCCTATCTGGTAGCGCAAAAAGTTGGCCTCGCGTTCCTCCCTGCAATCTACAAGGAGGTCTGAGGTATGCCCGGATTTGTAAAACCTACAAGAAAGGTCGTCAACATTGAAGACGCCTTTGGAGAGCTGATTGGGAAGAAACTCATAAAGGATCTCCATGACAATGAGGAGATTTGCCCTGTTTGTCATGGTACCGGCCTCCGTATCGAAGATAATCCTTACGGGTTGTCTGACGACCCCGATAAGAGAGCCGGCCAATTCCCCTACAAGCACCAGTCTATCCAGTTCTGCCCGAACTGTTATAACGGTGTTGTACGTTTTTGCCCCGACTGTGGAAAGCAGATTCCGAGATACCGAACACTTTGCGACTGCGACGCAGTTGTGCAGCGCCGCCAGCAGGAAGAAAACCGCAAAGAAAAAGAACGGCTCGAAAAAGCAGAAAAGCACGAGCCGAATGCGCTCGGATCATTATTTACAATGGCACAAAGCGACTTTTACTCTCACAACGAAGGATATTTCAGCTGTTGGGAGGATTTCTTTGATAGCTGGAATGAAGATCGTGAAGAGTTCACGGAGAAGCCGCTGTACGTATGGGGAACCGAAGAAGTAGAGATGAGTTTCGATGCTTCAAGTATCGTATCCAATGCCTGTGAGGATATGTATGAAGATGCTTATGATGACATTGGAGCAGACGCTGTTGCTGAGATGCAGCGCTACCTCAACGAATGGAAAGAGAAATATGGGCGCACGTCCTATCTGCTGACTACCAAGCACGCTATCCGTATTCCTTGGGAGGAGATGAAATAACAATGGCAAAGAAAAACGACAGTCTGGGCGACCGCATGAAAGGCTATGAGGGTGTTTCTCGCAACTTCTTAACCCGCCGTGTGCCCGCAATCATCCGACTTGACGGCAAGGCGTTCCACACCTTCACGAAGGGCATGGAAAAGCCTTTCGATCTCGTACTGACTCAGGCTATGCAGGAGACGATGAAGCATCTCTGTGAGAACATCCAGGGCTGTGTGCTTGGTTACACTCAGTCCGATGAGATCACTCTGGTGCTGACAGACTATGCTACTATCCAGACCGACGCCTGGTTTGGATATAACATTCAGAAAATGTGCAGCGTTTCGGCGTCGATGGCAACTATGGCATTTAACAGGGAGTTTGAACGTATCGCTGAGGATTGGTTTCACGACAATGGCCCGTATTGGAAATCTATCGGTGTCGATGTTGACGTCGATCTTACCATATATAAACGGTACAATGCCTACCAGAAAAAGATGTTCACTGCCATGTTCGACTCCCGCGTTTTCTCTGTCCCAAAAGAAGAGGTCTGTAACTGTCTGATCTGGCGGCAGCAGGACGCAACCCGAAACAGCATTGAGGCCGTAGGTCAGGCCAATTTTAGCCAGCACGAGCTGCATAAAAAGACCTGCAACATGATTCAGGAAATGCTTTGGTCTCAGCGAGGCATTAACTGGAACGATTTTCTCGCAGAGCTGAAGCGTGGTTCCTGCTGCATTAAACGGCAGTTTGAAGAAAC